GCATTCATTGGCGCAGAGGCAGAACTTACAGTCGACACAACCAACTGGTCAGTAAGAGTCCACGACGGTTCTACAACTGGCGGTCACGAATTGATGAAGAACTCACTTGAAAATATCCAAGACGGTGCCATTCTCGATGGTGGAACATACAACTAAATAGAGTGGGATTAGGAGATAAAAATGGCAACGATTTTACAACTTAGAAGAGGAACTACTGTTCAGCACTCTACCTTTGCGGGTGCTAACGGCGAAGTTACTGTCGACACAACAAAAGATACAATAGTTGTTCATGATGGAACCACTGCAGGTGGAAGTCCTCTGGCAACTGAAGCATATGTTACATCGCAACTATCTGCGGCAGATAACACTGATGAAATTACAGAAGGTTCAACTAACCTTTACTTCACAACTGCTAGAGCGAGAAGCGCAATCAGCGCAGGTACTGGTATTTCTATTACTGATGGTTCTGTTGCTGTAGATTCAACTATTGCGACTAAGACCTATGCTGATAATGCAGCAACCACGGCAGTTGCCAACGTTATTGATACTGCTCCTGCAGCATTAAATACATTGAACGAACTTGCTGCGGCGCTCGGCGATGATGCTAACTTCTCGGCAACAATCACTACAAGTATCGGAACTAAATTAAATTCTTCTGCGGTAAGCGCATTTGGTTTAACTCTAGTAGATGACGCTGATGCTGCTGCTGCTAGAACTACACTTGGTCTTGGCACTGCTGCCACCACCGCTGCTACTGCTTATGCTACTGCGGCACAAGGTGCTACGGCAGATGCGGCTCTACCAGCAGCAAGTGTAAGTGCGTTCGGATTGACTCTCGTTGATGATGCTACTGCCTCTGCTGCCAGAACTACTTTGGGACTAGGCACTGCGGCAACAACTGCGGCAACAGCATATGCTACTGCGGCGCAAGGAACTAAAGCAGACGCTGCACTTCCATCGGCAGATTTTAATAGCACGTTCGATACGAGACTGGGCACAAAGTCCACAACAAATCTCGCCGAAGGTACAAATCTTTACTTTACAACGGCAAGAGCAAGAAGTGCTATCAGCGCAGGTACTGGAATTTCTATTACCGACGGTGCTATCTCGACAACCATTACTCAATACACGAATGCTCTAGCAAGAGCCGCAGTTTCGGTAACAGATTCCGGAGGCGATGGTTCGCTTGCTTATAATAATTCGACTGGTGTAATTACTTACACTGGACCAAGCGCATCAGATGTCCGCGCTCACTTTAGTGCTGGTACTGGTATTACAATCACCAATGGTGCAGTCGCGGTCGACTCAACTATTGCAACAAAGACTTATGCAGATAACGCAGCAACCACGGCGGTTGCTAATGTTATTGATACTGCTCCTGCAGCACTAAACACTTTGAATGAATTGGCAGCTGCTCTGGGCGATGACGCGAATTTCTCCGCTACTATTACTGCGAGTATCGGCACAAAGTTAAATTCTTCCGCAGTTAGTGCGTTCGGACTCACACTTGTAGATGATGCAGACGCCGCAACCGCTAGAACTACATTAGGTTTAGGAACTGCCGCCACTACTGCCTCTACTGCTTATGCAACCGCAGCACAAGGAACTAAGGCAGATGCAGCACTTCCAGCAGCAAATGTCAGCACTTTTGGTGGGACATTAATCGATGATGCCGATGCTGCAACCGCAAGAACAACACTTGGTCTTGGTACGGCAGCAACTACAGCGGCTACTGCTTACGCTACTGCAGCACAGGGAACTAAAGCGGATAATGCTCTGCCAGCAGCGAGTGTTAGCACTTTTGGTTTAACTCTAGTAGATGACGCTGATGCTGCTGCTGCGAGAACCACGTTAGGATTAGGAACCGCAGCAACTACTGCTGCAACTGCTTATGCTACTGCTGCCCAAGGCGCGACAGCAGATGCAGCACTGCCTGCATCTTCATATACTGCAGCAGATGTTCTGACTAAACTGAAGACGGTTGATGGTTCTGGATCAGGACTTGACGCAGATCTTCTCGATGGTAACTCAAGCGCATATTTCCGCATCAATGTTTACAACGCAGCAGGGACTCTATTGAATTAATTATGCCTACAATTATGCAATTAAAACGAAGTGAATCCGCAGGTTCAGTTCCATCAGTAAGTGATATTGCTGTTGGAGAACTTGCGGTAAATTTAGCAGATGGTGTATTATACTCTAAACGAACAGATGGTAGTATCATCGAAGTCGGCGGGTATAACCCTGAGTTTTTCACCGTTCCAGAAGTAATCGATCTTGGTGATATTACAGGCGCAAATCCGGATGTGTATGACATGGGTTCATTATAAATAGTCCCAAAGAGGACAACATATGGCAGTTTCATCAAGACAAGGTTTAATAGATTACTGTTTACGCAGACTTGGGTTTCCAGTAATTGAAATCAACGTCGATGATGATCAGGTTTCTGATCGCATCGACGACGCTTTACAATACTTTCAAGAATACCATTTCGATGGTGTCGAGAGACTCTATCTCACACATAAAGTAACAACTGCAGAATTGAAATTCTCAGGATTATCCGCGCCATCATTCGAACAGAATGAACAACTTATTGGTCTTACTTCTGGCGCATCATGTATATTGTATACAGTAAATGGCATGACTGCAAGAATCACAAATGTTAAAGGAACCTTTGTGTCAGGTGAAACCATAACAGGATCTGTATCGGGATTTAGTCGTGCATTAACAACTACTAATTTCTACACTCCAGGAAATATTCAGAACGGATATATACCTCTACCAGATTCAGTTATTGGTGTAATTCGCGTGTTGCCAGTAAATGGTCCAAGTTCTGGTATGAATAATCGTAACAACATGTTCGATATTATCTATCAGTTCCGCCTAAATGACATGTATAATTTGCTTTCTGCTGACATGGTTTACTATACGCAGGTCCAACAGCATCTGTCGATGCTCGACATGCTTCTAGTTGGCGATCGTTCATTCAAATATAATCGTAAAATGGACAAAATGTATATTGACATGAATTGGGAAGAAGTATTAAATCCTGATGACTTCATCGTCATTGAATGCTATCGTATCCTAGATCCTTCAACATATACACAAGTCTACGATGACATGTTCCTAAAACGCTATTCTACTGCACTGATCAAACGTCAATGGGGCGAGAACATGAAGAAGTTTGGCGGAATCCAACTTCCAGGGGGTGTTATCCTAAATGGTAAAGAGATCTACGACGAAGCAGTCGAAGAAATTTTAACAATTGAAACCGAAATGCAATTGAAGTCAGAGTTGCCTGTCGATTTCATGGTTGGATAAAACATGACCACGAATTTTTACTTTCAATCTGGCAATACATCTGGAACCACGAGCGAACAAAGTTTAGTGGAAGATCTCATCATTGAAAGTTTGAAAATCTATGGTCATGATGTATATTATCTTCCGAGGCAATCTGGTAATCTAGACGGTATACTTGGCGAAGATGCACTGTCATATTTCAATCAATCACATGCTCTTGAAATGTATCTTGAGAATGTTCAAGGATTTGAGGGGGAAGGCGAACTCTTTACTAAGTTTGGTTTCGAATTTAGATCTTCAGCAACATTCGTAGTCGCCAAGAGACGCTGGGAAGAAGGAGTTATGCAGAACGTAGGTGGGGTTGTCGCAAACCACACAGTGCAACTTCCCGATAGACCAGCAGAAGGCGACTTATTATATTTCTCGAAAACTAAAACATTTTTTGTAATCAAGTATGTAGATTTCTTAAATCCATTTTACCAACTAGGTAAGATACACACATTCAAATTACAGTGTGACGTTTTTGAATTTAGTTCTGAGCGAATTGACACGGGCATATATGAAATTGATTCTATCAATCAATCCAGTCAAGACATGTATCGCTTCCAATTGCTGTTGCAATCAGGTGGTAATTTACTAAATTCCAGTGGAGACTCTGTTATTCTTGAACAGTATGCAACTACAGATACTGATCCGCAATCAGATAATGATGAATTTGAAGCAGAAGCAGATGACATTTTAGACTTCACAGCATTCAACCCATTCGGTGAGGTTCAAAAGAGAGTATAATGTTTTTACGTCAACACTTCTACCACCAACATATCAGAAAAGCAATCGTTGCTTTTGGCACAATCTTCAATCAGATTTCTGTCAAGAGATACAATTCTGATCAAGAACTCGTGCAATCTGTTCGCGTTCCGTTAGCATATTCACCAAAAAATAAGTTTCTCGCTCGTATAGCAGAAGTCCCATCAACCAACACGCAAGCAGCGGCAATTATTCTTCCGCGAATGGGGTTTGAGATAACAGGACTACAATATAATCCTGCTAGAAAAATTAACTTATTAACGAAGAATGTAGCAGTCGGGCAAGGTGACGATCCTAATGTGTTACGAACTCAATTCACAAGCACACCATACGACATGAATATTTCACTGTATGCAATGGCAAAGAATCAAGATGATGGACTGCAGATTATTGAGCAAATAATTCCATTCTTCAATCCTGACTTCTGTGTTACTGTATCTGATATCCCTTCAATGGGTATCAAGAGAGACCTTCAGATAGTTCTTGATTCTATCAATTATGAAGATGACTATGCAGGTGATTACATGCAACGACGTTCAATTGTTTGGACGTTAAACTTTACTCTCGGGTTGAATCTATATGGACCAGTCGAACAGCAAGGAATCATCCGAACTGCGATTGCGAATACATATACGGATATTGAACAACCTACCTATCAACAAAAATATCAAGTAACAACAGATCCAGATACTGCTGCGGTGACGGATGAATGGGATTATGTGGAGCAATTCGATGAATTCTACGAACAAGGGTAACTATCAAGATCTTGACGATCTTTTTGGAACTGATACAACAAAGATCCCAGAACAAGATGAAGTTATTGAAGCGGAAATTCTTCCAGCGACAACGACTACACCATCAGTTCCAGCAGTAATCCAATCCACTGGTAATGACATTGAAGATGACTACAATGTCGCTCGCAATAAACTCAATGAATTAATTAGCACAAGTCAAAGAGCATTAGAGGG